GAAACAGACATGCCCCAAACGGATTTCCCCAATGCCCAAAAGGATTTGCCCGGATTCGGCAGGACTCTCCCGAGGCTGCAAACTCTGGTCGCGGGCGATTACACAGATGGGCATCTGGTCGCTGAATTCTCGAGCACCCATCTAGGTTTCGATCTGCTCCCATGGCAGCTGCATGTAGTCGAGCAAGCGTTCCGCTGCAAGGTCGCCGGCAGTAACGATTACTCAGTGCGGCAGGTTCTCTGTTCCACAGCGCGGCAGTCTGGCAAGAGCTCATTAGAGGCCGCTGTCATTGGCACATGGCTAACCAGCATCGCTAGGCAGCGTGGCAAACCACAGACGGTGCTCTCCACAGCTCACGATCTCTCGCTGGCCTGTCAAATGTTCGAGAGGGTCGCGCCGATACTTGTTGAGCATTTCGGTGCAAAAGCAAAATGGGGCTATGGCCGCATGGAGCTGCAAATGCCAGATGGCTCAAAATGGTATGTGCGTGCCGCCACGCCCAGAGCAGGTCATGGCCTCAGTGTGGATCTGATTTGCTCTGATGAAATTATGGGCATCAGCGAGGATGTGCTGTTTCATGGACTCAAACCCACCCAGCGTGCACGCAATGTGAAAACAGCTGGAGGCACGCCGATGCATTTCATGTATTCGACAGCCGGCACAGAGGCCAGCACAGCCATGCTCAAACTGCGCGAGCAAGGCCTGCGCCAAATCGATGCCGGCGAGCCCAGCTCATATCTGTTTATGGAGTGGAGCATCCCACCCGGGGTGGATGCATTCGATGAGGCGTACTGGCACTATGCAAATCCTGCTCTGGGTTATCTGGTGGATATCGAGACGATCCGAGACGAGTCGCAGGATGGGAACCTCGCCGCGTTCCTACGCGCATCACTGAATACATGGGTGAGCACAGAGAATGGATTTCTACATCCGGGAGTCTGGGACAACTGCGCCGGCGAGGGTGCTCTGCCCGGTGGTGGATTTCTCGCTGTGGATTCGAGCGTGGACGATTCCCGATATTGCGGAATTCGCGCCAGCGTGGACAGTGGCGGCATCGTGCATGTCCATGTCGAATTTGTGGTGGACACTCTCGCAGAGATGGTTTCGTCTATCAGTCGAGCAATGGAGGCAGACACAGCTCTCACGCTGGCGATCACTCCATCGCTGGATGCTCAGGTGCGTGGATTTGACAAACGCAGAACCACAGTGGGCTATGGCGAGCTACTCAAATTCACAGGCCTAGTCAGATCTCTGATCATGGAAGGCCGCCTGCTGCATCGCAATGAAAACACACTGAACGATCACATGAACCGCGCAGTGGCAGTCGTTCAGGCGCATTCACTGGTGCTCTCCAGCAAACGCTCTCCGGGGAGCATCGAGCTGGCGCGCTGTTGTGTGTGGGCTGCAGCTCTGGCCTCATCGCCGAAACCCCGAGCGCGTGCAGCTGTCGCATTCGCTCGCTAGGGGTGGGGGGTAATTCTCTATCTCTAAATTTCTTGAGATAGTGCTCGCATACCACACAGGCCTGCGTCATACTTGCAACACATGGCGATTTTCTCACGCGACAAGAAACCCCAATTCGGGGCGGCATCGGTGAAGGCTGCAGCAGGCGCTGCTGGCCTTTCTCAGACTCTGGGCTTTAACTACGATGCCAGCCGCGACAGAGCTATGACTCTGCCAGTCATCAGTCGCGCGCGCGATCTGATCGTGAGCCTCGTCTCCAGTCTCCCCATTAACGAATATGCAGTCCAATGGGATCAGAGCGAGCAGGAATACATCGAGATGCAGCTCCCGGGCGAGTCGTGGATGACACGCCCAGACCCCACAGTCACACGCCAATTTTTGCTCGCATGGACATGCGATGATCTGATTTTTCATGGGGCGAGTGTGTGGTATGTGTCAGCTCGCAATTACGAGGGACGACCATCCCAATTCATGCGCCTGCCTATGTCGGGAATTTCTTTCCTAGATCAGCCCGGCCAGATCTACACAGCAATGCCGCGCGAAATCATGTATCAGGGGCAGCAGCTCGACCCTAGAAATTGCATTGTCTTTCTGTCCCCGATTCAGTCACTGCTCAGCATGGGCTGGCGCGCGATGGAAATCGCACATCGCCTAGACGATGCAGCGATGCGATTCGCGACTAATGAGATCACAGCTGGCTATCTCCAGCAGACTGATAACTCGGAACCATTGACCGGCGAGGAGCTCTCAGAGCTGGCATCATCGTGGCAGCAGGCTCGCAAGGTTTCAGCAGTGGGCGCTCTTAACTCGAGCGTGAAATGGGTCGAATTCCAGAGTGACCCATCCAAACTGCAACTAGTCGAGGCGCGCCAGCATGCGATGCTCTCACTCGCAGACATTGCAAACATTCCGCCATTTTTGGTGGGTGCACCCACGAACAATTCGATGACCTACACAAATGCGAAAGAGTCTCAGTATCTGCTCTATAAGTACGCATGCGCGCCATACATCACATGCATTAGCGAGCGCCTGAGCATGGACGATGTGCTGCCACGAGGCCGCACATGCAGACTCGATGTTTCAGAATTTGTGGACGAGGCAGAAACCATCGAGCAAAACATGAGCACAGACTCAATGAGCGAAAGAGAATCGGCATGAATCTAGAAATCTCAGCCAAACTCCATTCGATTAATGCAGCCGATCAAGACGGCACGCCACGGCGCACCATCGATGGCGTAGCAGTCGAATACAACACAGACGCAGTAGTCAGCGATGGCACGCTGGTGCGCTTTCTCCCGGGCTCATTGCCAGTGGACGGTGCAGCACCAAAATTCATTCGCGACCACGATCTCTCCCAGCCTTTAGGCGTAGTGACCGAAAGAGTCGATACATCTGAAGGCATGCTGTTTTCTGCGCGAATCTCTGAGACGCGCGCAGGAGACGAGGCTCTCATACTTGCAGCGGATGGCGTTTTGGATGCTGTCTCTGTAGGCGTGGAACCCATCGATTATTCGTTCGATAAGAAATCGGGCGCGATGGTCATCAAGAAAGCACGCTGGAAAGAGCTGTCGCTGCTCGCATTTGGGGCATTCCCCGGTGCGCGCGTGGCATCTGTTGCAGCTGCTGAACCAGAACCCGAAACCACAAATCCTGAGGAGGAACCACAAGTGGAATCACCAGAAACCCCAGTCGCGGCAGCACCAGCTGTCGAGGCATCTATCCCAACCCAGCCAATTTTCGCAACAGCTCGCCGCGAGCAGCGTTTGCCATCGATGGCTGAATACATCAGCTCCTATGTCGCTGGTGGCGATTCATTCATGGCAATGAATCAGGCCATCCGCGCCGCTGCCGGCGATCAAATCGTCTCGAATGTGCCCGGCATCATCCCGACTCCCATCGTGGCTCCCGTGTTCGATGGCCTTGTGGCCTTGCGTCCAGTCGTGGAACTTTTCGGCGCACGCGCCATGCCACGCGCTGGTCAAACATTCATCCGTCCATACATCGATACCCACTTGTCAGTAGGTCAGCAGTCCACACAGCTCACAGCTGTTTCTGCTACTACCCAAGTCATTGAGGACAAGGTCGTCACGAAACTCACTTTTGCTGGGCAGCAGACGCTCTCAGAACAGGTCATCGATTTTTCGGATCCTGCAGCTCTCGACATTGTTTTGCAAGATTTTGTGGGACAGTACGCTGATGCCACGGACAACTACGCAGCAGATCAACTGCTCGCAGGCGTGACTCAGGCATCCGCAGCAAATGTGGATTTCACAGATCCAGACGCAGTGGTCGCAGCTGTTTATGCAGGTGCTAAGACCATCGCGTCATCCTCGAATGTGTTCCCAGACGCGATCTGCGTTTCTATGGATGTATGGCAGCAGCTTGGCAGTCTCTACGACACAACAGGCAGGCCTCTTTTCAGCACCCTGAATCCAACCAATGCACCGGGCACGATGAATGCAGTAGGCACTGTCGGAAACATTCTCGGGCTGCGTTTGGTCGCGGATAAGAATTTCGCCGCGAAAACATGTGTTCTCGCAGTCGCAAACCCACGCACAAAAGCTGGTTTCGAGGTGTATGAGGATCAGCGCGGCCTCGTGAGCGTGGAGGTTCCATCTGTTCTCGGACGGACTCTGGCCATCAGGGGGCATTTCGCAGTGACCACCATCGATGCGACCAAGACCTACAAGATCACACAGGCCTAGTAGCTAACACGGCATCGGGGAGTCTGCAGCATGGCGACATACACCATCACAAAACACCAGATCACATCTGGGGTCGCTGTGTTGCAGACCCTCACCAATAACGAGGTGGCAGTCGCAGGCTCCATCACAGTCGCAGGCTGTGGCCATGGGCTAAACGGCGCGCACACAGTTATTTCTACAGAGACCTACCTGCTGGTGGGTATCGATGAATACGGCGATCTAGTTTTCGATTATCAAATCCCCATCCCAAATCAAATTCTGTTCGAGACAGGATCTGCAGATTTGGAACGCAGCGATGGAGACGGCACGATCACCTACACGCCAGTGTGCACATGGGTAAGCGTCCAGGATGTGCTCGACTGGCTCGGAGTGAGCCCAGCGAGCGCAAACGACACAGCATTCGTCACAGACTGCGTAGCAGCTGGGAACGCTGTCGCATATCGCCGGCGAAAGGCCGCTGGCTATCAGGACGCGCTCGGAACATCGCCCGGTGGTGATGTTTCTCTGGGCACAGTCATGTATGCGGCAGCTCTTTACCGTGAGCGAGGCTCGATGGATTCATTCCAGAGCTTTAACGATTTCACCACAGCGCCAGTAGGCGGCTCTATGGGGCAGATTCTGCGCCTATGGGGATGCAATAGGCCACAGGTCGCCTGATGGGGCTCTTAAACGATGCCACAGGCCTGCTGGTGGATTTCCTAGAGGATGCATCGCTAGTCGTAACCACGGACAGCAGAAATGCTCGTCCCGGTGTCGTGATCATTGACCCACCCACACTGGTGGTCAGAAACATAAATCTCTATGAGCTCAGCTACCCAGTCACTGCTCTGCTAGCGCCACCCGGCAATGCAGACGCGGTGCATGCTCTGCTCGATCTCGCAGACACCATCGTTCAGGCGGTGCCTCAAGTAAATGGGGGGCGACCAGTCTCCTATGCAGTAGGTGGGCAAGAATTGCCCGGCTACGAAATCACAGTCCAAATGACAGTCACAAGGTAAGGAACCAAAATGGCAACAGCACAAGTAGTGACCGGTAAATCCATCACTCTCACGATCAACTCTGTGGCATACACAGACCAATGCACCAGCTCGATGCTCACACCATCAGAGAACCCGATTACAGGCGTGACATTCTCTGGCGCTTATGCAGCTAAGGGAATCCCCACATGGACTCTCGATGTGGAACTGGTCGCAGACTGGGGCGCAGCCTCCAGCATCTGTGAATCACTCTGGACAGCAGCAGAAACAGGCACGAATGTGACTTTTACGATGCTGGCCGCCACTGGCGCATCGTTCACCGGATCAGTCGTTCCAGTGTTCCCATCAGTGGGCGGCGCTGCCGATTCAGTACAGAGCATCTCTGTGTCGTTCCCAGTGAACGGCAGCATTACTGAGACATTTAGCTAGTTAGGAGTGCGGCTGTGGTCGAAATGACATACACAGTCGATTGGGGAGAAGGCGAAAAGTCAGCAACCTCCAACGGCTGGACGGTAATCCAATGGGAACGCAAAACGAAACAAAAATTCTCCACCATTCAGCGTGATGGAGTAGGCCTCGAGGACATGTACCTAATCGCGTGGATAGCTCTGCGCGATGGTGGTCATGTCGTGCCAGATTTCGACAAATTCTGCAAGAGCGTGATTTCGTTTGAGGGCTCAGGTTCAGATCTAAACCCTACGGACGCGGCAGCTGGGGCAGACGAGTAGCGGAGGTATCTGTGAGAACAGGTATCCCACCCAGCGAGCTGCTAAATGACTCCATAATGTTTTTAACCATTGTGGATGTGCTGCGAGAACAGGACGCACAGCGATGAGCGCCAGCATTCAGATGCTCGAGGTTTCAGGGCTTAAAGAGGCTCTAAAAGAGATAAACAAACTCGACAAAAAACTACGGCGCGAGATCACTAAAGATTTCGAGGCTGCAGCATCACCAATGGTGGACGCAATGCGCGCAGATGTGCCACAGTCGCCGCCGCTTTCAGGTTTCGCTAATAAGTCAAAAACTCAGTGGAAACGCAACGAAACCAAAAACATAAAAGTGAAACTCGATACTCGCCGCGCGCGTAATCGCAACATGGCAAAAGGCGCACAGTACGAATCGCTAGGCGTGGTCAAGATTCGCGCCACATCAGCTGGCCTTTCAGTGTTTGACATGGCCGGCAAAAAAGGCGATGGCGACACTCCACAAGGCGAGGCAATGGTGGCGGCATTAAAACGCCGATTCGGTGATCCATCTCGCATCATGTGGCCTAACGCTGAACGCAAATGGCAAGAGGTCGAAACCAATTTGGAACCAGTCGTGAGACGAGTATCTGCTGAGCTCAC